TTGCTCCAAGAGTGCAGACTGGCCTTGTGACAAGGATCCTTTGAGTTTTTTATTCTCTTCTACAACTGCTTGGGCAATACGAATGGCTTCCTCACGTTCACGTTGCGCAGCTTCTTTGGCGCGACGCTCTTCGTGGTACCCTTTTGTAAAGTGTTTGATGCGATGTTTAACGCTTTCGTCGTATTTATCCAACTCCTCATCCGTTAGTTCTTGGGGAGGGTCGGTCATGGGTCTACGATTACGATCTTCCGGTGGAGTATCGTCAACGATCTCAATCTCAGGCGTTTCGCCCTCCACCTCAACCGTTACTTCGTTGTCACCCGCTTCATCAGGAAACTTAAACGTTTCGCCTTTAAATTCAGCCATGTTCTACTCCTTACGCACGTGTGATACCACGGGGATCTTGCACAACGCCCTCGACAGAGTCGTCGTTTATGATCCGAAACTCCTTGCCGTGGATCTTAATTCTGGTGCCAGAGTTGGGACGAACCAACACAAAGTCACCCACTTTACAGGATGGCCCACTGGGGAAACGCTTTTCGTCTTTGTAGCAGTCAGGCCCCATCTTCACCACAAAAAGTACTGGTGAAAGTATTTCTTCGTAGTGCATGGTTTCACTGGCTTTCAACAAGCCGCCCTCATACTCTTCGTCTATTTCGGGTAAGACTGTAAGTATGTGGTATGTAGAGGGATCTGGGACTTGGCGAGCCTTTTCCTCTGATGTTTGGGGCAACGTTGTCGCAGTCTCCCCGTCCTGACTAATCAATAATTCACTCATCGTCTTGGTCCTTTAGTTTTCGCACAAGGTCGGCTATCTCTCTTTGCGCAAGGGTAAGACCCCGGATTACCCCGCACACATTCTGGTACTCACCAAAATCCTTTACCGCCCCGTCCAACAACGGGGCACCATACACTTCTTTTAGCTCGTCAAGCTTTTTAGACAAGTGCTCAAATATTCTTTCGTCCATCATTCACCTCCAGGTTGTGTAGGTTGTTGAGCCGCTTGCTGTTCTTTGATCTTGGCCTGCAGATCTGCCTGCTCTTGAGTGATGCGCATCTTGTGCTCCGCTTGTTGAGCTGCCGTCATGGTGTTGACCAAGTGAGACTGCGCTTGGTGGCGTAGGCCTTGAACATGTTGCTGCGCTTGATGAGCCATCTCCATGCGGTGCTGTTCTTCAGCTTGCTGGATCTGTTGATGTGCTTGAGCCATCTCCATGGCGTGACGCTGCGCCATCATCTGTGGAGTCTCACCTTGTTTGGCTTGCATCTCTTGTTGTTTAAGCGCAAGTTCTTGTTGTTTAAGCTGCAAGTCCCCTTGAACTTTCTGAGCTTTGGTCTGAACATCCTGAGCTTTGAGCTGCAACTCTTGCTGTTGCATCTGGATGAGCGGATCCTGAGCTTGCTGTTGAGCTTGTGCTTGTGCAGCTTGACCTTTGCTCTGTGCCAATACTTGTTGAGCCGCTTGAGCCACCAATCTGGACAACTGAACTTCCATGTCTTTAGGTATGGTCTCATCGGGTTCAGGCAAAGATGTACCCAACTGATCCTCGATCTTCTTACGATATGCAAACGCCAAGTGCTGAGAAATGTGCGCTTGGATCGCGGCCGTCATCTGTTGAGCTTGTGGGTTCTGTCCAATCTGTGCAGCCAACAACGGATCCTGAACCATTGCCTGGTGAACCGCAATGTGAGCATCGTGGTCCTGGTACATGAACGCCTTGGTGGGCTTGCCATTCAAAAACGCCATGTTCTCGCTGATCGGATCTGTCGGAGTCAAGTCATCCTCAATCGGTACAAGCTTGTCTGCATTGGGCACGCCCAACACATCAATCATCTGACGATGCAACTGCGCCAAGTTGTAGATCTGTGGAGCCTGCTGGGACATCTGCATGACCGCTTGGTACTGCATGATCCGCTGGGCCATGGTGCTTGAGTTGGGATCCGATACGGGGATCACCTCGACCATGTCATAGTCTTCACGCTTGGCAGTCTTGTCTCCCGTGGTGGGATCGTAGTCATACTGGCTGGGGGTGAAGTCCCTGATGATGGCTTTCAAGAGTTTGAACTCTTGTTTCATGGAATAGTGCACGCGTGCTTGTACAGCACTCATGGTCTTGAGCTGACGTTCAAGCAACGCCAAGGTTGTGCCCACAGGAGAGTTAGCGCTCATGTCAGACACGTTCATGTCTGCAATCGACCCAAGTCGTCTGCCTTCATCGGTGATCTTGTCCAACAAACCAGCCAGCACTTGGCTTGGCTCTTTGTAGGGCAGCGTCATGATGTTGTCTTTGATCGACCCACTTGGGACATCCACGTCCCTGAACTCTCCTGGGGCAATTGGTGTATCGTCACCCTTGACACGCAAGCCCCTTGACTTCAGTCCGCCTGGCAAGTTTGCCAAGGTACCTGCATCCACCAACTGACGTAACAGTGATGTGCCCGCTCTAGCATATCCGCCGATCAAATGGATCAAGCCTAAACCATAAACACCAAAACCTGGAATGTAAGTGTATTGGGTAAAGTGCACGCGCTTTTGCTTTGTCTTGTCCGTTTGTTTCCAATTACGGTAGATCGACAAAACTTTATTGGTGCCCCGCTCAATGGTGATGATGTATGGCAGAGCGATGCCGTCTTCATCTTCGTATCCAGGCAAGTCGTAATCGACTTGAGACTCGGCGATTTGGTACCGATTATCTTCTGTGATGGAATAGCCCTGATCCTCGGCTTTCTTCTTCTCTATGTCAGAGTGAATCTGGGTGGGCTCGCCCAAGTCCACATCTCTATAAAACCCAGCCACTTGTAGCTTCTTGAGTTCATTCTTGGTCTTGCGCATCATGTGCGTGACACGCTCTGATGTCATGGCACTGCTGGCACCGTAGGGAATGATCACATCTTCTGCTGGGATGAATATGGCCGTTTGTCTGTCCAAGCTGGGATCAAAGTAAACCTTCTTAAAGCCCGCTCCGATCAACCCCAAGTTGAACAACAGCCTCTCGTGCTCTGGCCTGTACTCAGGCATCTCCTCGGTCAGCTTGTAGTTCATGTCTTCTTTGACACGCTCTGCCGCTTCTTCTTTTAACTTGTCAATCGCACCGATGATCTCGGTCTTGACCGGACCCGCTGCGGGGAATGTTTCAAGAATAGTTTCTGACTGGAAACGCACTGCTGCTTCAGTCAATATGGTGGAGTACACACCACAGGCACCGTTCCATGGCTCCGTACGTTCTTCGTACTTCATGCCCAAAACATCTAAGCCCTTGACAAACATCTCCACCCAGTCTTTGCGGGAGTTGATATCTGCTTCAATGTCGGCCATCAAATCACTGGCGATTGTGGCCAGTGTGGACTCGTCCATGTCTTCGGCCAAGTTCTTGGAGAACTCTTCGTCCCCACCTTTGGACAATTCAATATCTACTGGACCCGCATGAATGTGGACCGCTTCAGGATCCTCAATCTCAATTTCCATCGCAGGTTCGCCTGCATCGGGTAAATTGGCAATCCCCACGGGGGCTTGGTACAAACTCTTTTCCATCATTAACCTTTCAGTTTTGCACGGTTCGTGCGAGGATCATAAACATACTTGCTAGTTGGATGGCCCGACGCTTTAGATGCTCTGTCCAGAGCTCGTTCCTTTGCGGTCATGGCATCTCTCTTTTTCCCAGCGGATGTTAAATTCCCGAATGCATCAGACTGCCCACGCTTTTGCAATATGCCAATCGCCAAGTCTCTAGACCCAACTTGGCTAGCCAAACGATCGATCAACGAATGTTTACCCATATGCTTTTGCGTTGCCATACCAGCTCCTAGTAATACACTGCACGTCGAGACTTATAGTAAGGCTCTTCTTGCTTGTCGGTTCGTAAATTCAACATTCCGCCTTTTCGCACGCGGATCAACGCAAGCGTGCACGCATCAACCTGGTCATCGTTTTCCCCAGCAGGGAACGATAAGATCTCCTCAACCACGGCACTTGCCCATGCAGTCTCTGGAAACCAAATGTGTCCCGATGAAAACATATCTGCCACCGAGTTCAG